TCTTGTGCAGTTGCCATTATTTCCTTTGGAATTCCGTTAGTATCCATGTACCATGAAAGTAGTTTTGGTCCGTCTATCCATGGTGCTGGGTTTGCCAGTACACTTTGTGGATTACTTGGGTCTACCATGAATGGTGCTAATTGAGCTATACTTGCTTGTGATTTTTGCATTTCAATCGCTCTACTCTGTACTTCTACACTCTCTGGAGCTATTTCTATGTCCCAATCTCCATTTATGTTGAAAAATTCTGGTTTTATCTTCAGGTATGTATACGCACCTCTTTTTTCAGAAACGTCTAATGTCTCTGGGTTTATTTCTATATCAGTCAGTCTTATCTGTTTATTCTTTGCAGTTTTTCCTGCTGACTCTATTCTAGGAACTGTATAGAATTGACTCATAAGTGAAATGCATTGTTTTGCAGCCACGTTTAGAGCTTCTGTCCATGAGTCTATTAAGGCTGTTATATAGCCGTCCATTTGTTCTTTGGTAAGCATACTGGTTGTTGCTGAAACATACTTTTGGTTTACTCCCATTTGAATTGGGTCTATTTGAGTAGCTATTACAGCGTCTCTAGTGAGTGCCTCTATTCCTCTGAACATATCGAAGTTCATTGTCTGATACTCTAGTGGTTGTACATCATCCTATTGATTAACAGGTACCATAAGCCCAGGCTCTGCAGTCTGGTACGCTTTAGAGAACTCTCCGTAAATACTCTTTTTAATCTTTAGAATTGGATTCGCTGTTATATGAAGCCTGTCGTAAATCATATTCTTGAGAATCTCTTCTTCACCCTGAATATTCATAAGTCTGTCTGGAATACCCATTCCGTAGAACTGGTGCAGTACTTCGTAAGCATTTATTTTAACAAAAGGTAATTGCTTGTGCATGTAAGGAAGTGGCATATCTTTAATCACCACATCATTCGCTACAACTACATAACTGTCCTCTGCCTTATTATAATAGTGTAGAAGTTCTACATAATCATTGTCTTTAATATCTCTTGGTGGTTCAAAGAATTCTGTCTCTTCCCCTATATATGCAGAAGCTGGTCTGACCTTACTAACATTCTTAGCGTCAGGGTCTCCTCTATACATAGCTTTAAACTGTGTTATTGAAGGTAACATTCTTCTGATTATCCACTGTGCTTCGTAACTTGTACCATGCAGGTTTCTTGCTGAAGGGTCTACATAAACCTCTTGAATCTTGACTGGTTCAAATACTATATCGTCGTAATCATAAATATCCTTTTTCTCGTAAACTTTCTCTTTGTTCTTTACTTTATCCTTTTCTTCGTCGGACATATTCTTAGTGTCCAACTTTGGCATTTCTACAGACCTCTTTTTTCGTAAGTAGTATACGTGCATAAAAGCAGAACCATGTACTAAACAATCATTAAACCATTCCATCATACGAGACTTATAGGCTCTTCTTTGGAATAGGTTGTTTAGAAGTTCTTGTACAACCCTAGCTTTTCTCTTTTCTTTGTCGTCCTTGATATCGTCTGGTCTTACAACGAATTGTAAATCGAGCTTTCTAAGCTTGTGCATAGTAGCCTCGACTCTTCCAGATGACATAGGTGACTTAACATTAGACTGAAATTCGTCTTGGGAAGGAGGTTTACTCCACCCTATATTAACTTTCTCTTGTAAATCCCATCTTGGTTCCCAGTCTCCCCCTGCACTCGTTCCCCAGTAACTACCATTCTGTCTGGAGTCCCTAGCAGATTTAAAACTATCTCTCACCATTTCTATTACTTTTGCCTCACCAGCATTGTAACGCTCTTTAGGTAGTGGTTTTTGTTTCATGTTTTTAAATTTTATATTATTGTTCTAAGATAACTTCATCCCTTTCTACACTATATCGTGGGATAAAAGTTCTCTCTAAGAAATCTCCAGCACTGTCGGAAGAAATCTTCCCGTACTTTAGATTCTCTACAGCCTTGACACTTTCTACTGGTGTTTTAACTCTAACTACTTGAATCTCTCCGTTTTTTACTTCCATTGTATGGAAAGGATATTTCTGTTTAACATCGTCAAGCCATTTCCAAAATGCACTCGGAATGTTATCTGTGGAGATAGAAACTCCTATTCCTATTCGTCCTGACATTACTTCTTGTGACTCAATTTATGTCCTTGTAAAGCTTTCTTAGAAATGAATTCTTTACCACACTCATCACATATGAATACTTCTTCTTTAACTTCTTCTACCTTCTCAGGTTCAGAAACTTCTTCATTAAAATATTCTATATCATTTCCATCAACCTGTATAGTTTTTGCCTCCCCTATTGCTTCTGAGTCCTCACTTCCTTCTATCAAAATAAACTTCATAAACCCAAGTGGGTCTAATTTCTTCCCGTCTTTGTCTTTTCTATCTTTATACTCAAACCTACTTGCTAAGTTAATTTTAGCTCTTCCGTCTATTGTCTTTTTCTCATCCTTTTTAAGAATGAAAACAGACTTTAAATTCCCATTGACTGGGTCATCCACTAGATTGATTCTCTTGGTAACCATAAACTTCTTAACATAATCGCCCTTAAACAATTGTTTTGTTTTTCCAGCACCAGAACCTGTTTTGTTCTCTTGTTCCTTAAACCACACATCAAACTCAACACGAAACTTGTCGCCTATCAACTCGTAGTCCCAATCAGTCATAAAAGGCTTAGGGCTCGTATAGTTGTCTGCGAGGTAGACATGATATTTATTCATACTTCTACTAAAAATAAATTATTTAAAACTAGATTTCGGAGTGTAATTTCTTCGCTTTATCTTCACGATAGAACTACTCTCAAACCTAGAAGGTAACCTGTCAAGTGACATGAGTACGTAGCGACAATCATCGGCTGCGTGGTCCTCCTGCGTCGTATCAAGGTCTTCTTTCTTACTCTCTGCACCAGACCTAGATTGATAATATATCAACTGCGGTATGGTCCTTATCATATTGCCACAACTCCTGAAGAATTTCAAGACTGGTTCTTCGTACGGTTTGTGAGAAAGATAGCTTTTCATTATTCTCCAGCCCTCTGAACGCTTGTTATTACCTAATTCTATCTCTCCAATTTGGAATCCAAACCCCATTTGTTCTAAAACTTCTGTACTGGAAATTCCAGTTTGACTGTCTGTTCTCTTCATTGAAGGGTCTACCACAAGCTTATAAATTCTCCCCCAGTATCCCTTTTCTTTTAATTGTCTACGTATGTTTTCAGCCGCTACAGTAAGGTTTTCACCAGCCTTATAATATTCCCAAATACACCAAATCTTCTGGTCACTGTCTATAGCATATACATGTACACTCCTTGGAGCCTTGGTTCCATCATCCCAACCAAGTATCAATTGCCAGTCCTCTGGTACATCAAAATCATCCACAATATGCTTTCCTGGAGACCATTCACTAAAAAACATCCCCTCAAATATATCCCAATTCCCCTCTAAAAGTGCTTTTCTCTCTTTTTCAGGCAACATCTTCAAATTCTCTATGTAATCTGGATTTGTGTTCATTATATAAGGGTTTTCTAACACTCCAGCTGGTATAAAGTCGTAATCCTCTGACCTATAGTTCTCGTTGGCACAAGTCTTACTTACCCATCTCTCTTTACAGAACTTATGTCCCCTTCCACCAGGGTTTGTTCCAGCAAAAAACTTCGTACTAATAGGTTTAGTTGTTCTTAAACGAGACATTAGGTAAGTAAACTGATATTCTGAGAAATGCGTAAGCTCGTCTACTCCTATCCAGTCCCATTCACGAGACTGGTATCTAGTTACGTCTGCATCACTCTCTGCGTAACAGAACTCTATTATACTTCCATTTTTAAGAGTTAGTATATGTTGAGACTGATTATACTTATAAAACCAATTAGGCAGTATTTCTAGCATAGTCCTAATAATCGTCGAGTCTAACTCAGGGAAACTTCGTCTGAAAATTGCACCAACTAAAGGAAAGTCGTATTTAAGGCTTCTCATTATTGCTTCTCCTATAATAGCATAGCTCTTACCACCTCCAGCACTTCCACCTAGTAGTCTGAACTTCGCTGGTGAGGTATGGAACTTTATCTGCTGTGGTAGTGGGTCGTATACACACTTTCCATCGAAAGTAATCTTTAAATCTTTACAACTAATCTTATGGTCAGCCACGTAGTTTTCCCTCCTTTATATCTTTAATAAACTTCTCTTGGTTTTTAATTACTTCATAAGCGTCTGTTCCTGTAATGTTATAAAGCTCCACATTCTTTTTAGCTTCTCTATACCCTTCGTTTAATTGTTTACTAGCATACATACTATAGCAGTTTCTACATAGTCTAAATCTTCCTTTAGGAGTTTCTAGTATCAGGGTATTTCCCCGAGATTCCGTTTTCTTACACATTTGGCATTGTACCTTTTCAGAGAAGTTCATCACCACATTTATCGCATAAAATTAACTTCTGCCACTTAAAATGTTCGTCTTGGTATTCCAGAAAGTTTTGAGTATTCGCACCA